CGATGGGAAGGGTTATTGTTCTTGAAGGACATAAGCGGACTCATTGGAAAGAACATTTATTTAAGGGAATAAATGAAGGATTGGCAACCGAAACTAATTCACATTTTGCAGAGACTATAAGTGCAAATCATGAAGCATATGATTATTTAAAAAATTGGATGCCAAAAGCAGATGGCATATGGCATGAAATGATGGAAACATTAGCAAATAAATAGGAGGACAAAATATGGGAATGTTTGAAAAAATGGAAGAATATTATAAAAAATTTAACGAAGGATTCCCGTTTGAACTTTTTAGTGACGAAGATTATATGATACAGTTGATGGAAGACTGTATAAAAAATGGAAAACCTTATAGAGATAAAATATTGGATGATTCCAATGTCTTGATATAAAATAAATAAAGCATCCTTCGGGGTGCTTTTTCTGAAAGAGGTGCTTATGGATATAAAAGTAAATATTACAAGCAACCGTGACCTGATCGAGCAGGCATCCGATGAGGCAATCGAACGAGCTCTGGAAGCCATAGGCCTACAGGCAGAGGGATATGCCAAGATGCTCTGCCCGGTAGATACTGGCAGGCTCAGGAACAGTATAACCCATACGGTGGATGTTGCCGGGAAGAAAGCATACGTAGGGACTAACGTGGAGTATGCTGCGTATGTTGAGATGGGCACGTCAAAGACCAAGGCTCAGCCGTATATCCAGCCTGCGGTCTACAACCATTCTGATGAGTACAGCCGTATGGTGGAATATTTTTTAAAAAATGGTTGACACATAAAGAGCAATCTGCTACACTTGTAGTATGAAAACAGAATAAGACGTTAGCGGGTGAGACATCCGCTATACATTAAAAGTCTATGTAATGTGAAAGGACTAACCGTTAGCTCGTACGAGGGCTGACAGTTAGTCCTTTTTTGTCTTTTTCTGGGAATCCTAATCTGCGAAGAAGGGCAGACCGAAGAATATGGAGGAAATCATATGGCACTTGGTAGGAAGTATATGCAGGGAATGGGGTTGTCTGAAGACCAGATCAACGCAATCATCGAGGCTAACGAGGAGACTATCTCCGGTCTGAAAGCTGAGATTGATAAGTTCCGTACTGCAGGCGAGGAATCTGAAAAGAAGCTCGCAAAGGCTCAGAAGGAATTGGGCGAGATTAAGGATGCTGCTGAAAAGAATGAAGGCAAGAATCCTTATAAGGTTAAGTATGATGCACTGAAGGAAGAGTTTGAAGCATTCAAGGCAGAGACAGAGAAGGCTGCATCCAAGGCGGCTAAAGAGAATGCGTACAAGGCTCTCCTGAAGGAGTCCGGGATACTCGAGAAGCATATTGATAAGGTTCTGAAGGTATCCGATCTGGACGGCATCGAGCTTGACAAAGACGGAAACATAAAGGATGTTGATGCACTCAAGAAATCCATCAAAGAGGAATGGGATGATTTCATTCCCCAGGATAAGGGTACGCAGGGTGCTAATACATCTACACCACCTGCAAATACGGGTGGCAAGAAAACCAAGGATGAGATTCTGGCTATCAAGGATACAGAGGCACGGCAAAAGGCCATAGCTGAAAATCTTGATCTTTTTGGAGTTTAATTAGGAGGTAAAAATGGCAAAGGATAATTTGACTAAAGCAGCTAACATCGATGTTAGCGTAAGAGAAATTGATTTCGTCACCAGGTTCAACAAGAACTGGGACGCACTCAGAACCATAATGGGAATCATGAGGCCTATCAGAAAGGCTCCCGGAACAAAGCTTGTAGCATACAGTGCAAGCGTTACTCTTCAGCCTGGCAACGTAGGTGAGGGCGAGGAAATCCCTTACTCACTCGCAGAAGTTACAGAAGCAGCATATGGCGATGTTACCATCGAGAAGTATGCTAAGGCTGTTTCAATCGAAGCTGTTAGCAAGTACGGCGCAGCAGTAGCTGTTGAGAAGACAGACGATGAGTTCCTTAATCAGCTTCAGGGCAAGGTATTAGAGAAGTTTTACACATTCCTTAATACCGGATCACTTGTTGACACTGCAGACTCATTCCAGAGCGCTCTTGCAAAGGCAAAGGGAGATGTTCTTAACAAGTTTGCTTCTATGGACAGGAGCGTTACTGATGTGGTTGGTTTCTGCAACATCCTGGATGCTTATGACTACCTTGGAGCTGCAAACATCACGGTACAGACTCAGTTCGGCCTGACCTACATCAAGGATTTCATGGGATACAGCACATTGTTCCTGCTTCCTGCAAAGTATATTGCTAGAGGCAAGGTTATAGCTTTACCGGTTGAGAATATCGATCTTTACTATGTGGATCCCAGCGACTCTGATTTCGCAAAGCTCGGATTACAGTACACTGTAGAGGGAGAGACCAATCTCATTGGCTTCCATGTAGCAGGGCGCTACGAAACAGCAGTCGGTGAGAGCTTTGCCCTTATGGGTATGACTCTCTGGGCTGAATACCTTGATGGCATTGCAGTCGTTTCGGTAAACTCGGGAAACTTGACTAGTGCTACTGTTACACCTGCGGACAGCGGCACGGATTATTGGGGAACCACAGCAGGCCAGATGCAGAGCGGTGTAAGCGTTGCTGACGGTGCTATTACTGGTACTCTTAACAACCTTACAAGCGGACAGCTTGTTACTGACTGGGGCGAGGGACATTTCATCGCTCTCAAGTTCGATAACTTCTCAAGCGGCCTTACCTATTCAGATGTAAAGGTTGGACTCCATAACTCAGAAGGAGCCGGACTCGTAACACTTGATCCCGATAAGGATGGCGTATTCAAGATAACCGACAAGGAGAATCAGAAGCTGATGGTAGTGCAGTCCAAGAATGGCGCTACAAAGACTCAGTACTTCGATCTGTCAGGTTTGACACTTGCATAAGGAGGCAGTTATGTCAGTAATAGTTAACAAAAAGAAGACAGCTCAGAAGCCCAAGAAGGAAGAGAATAAGAAGGCTGACGAGAAGAAAGATAAAAAATAGTGCGAGGTGTTCTGTATGCTGACCGAGTTCTTCCAGTATTTGAAAAACTGGTTCTATGGAAATGAACCAAGGTTCGATGATGAGTTCATCATTGAAAATGGACAACTGAATATTTCTGAAGATATAAAGCTCGGCCAGTATTACAGGATCTTTGGCAGCACATTAAACGATGGCGTTTATCTTCATGATGGCAAAGAGGCACTCCTTTCTGAAACTTTTACGGGTACGGTTAGGCTCATGGCCGTACCCAGGGAAGTTTCCTCTCTGATCAGCGAGATATCTGCTTGGCAGGAAAAGTATGGTGCAGTTGATAGCCAGGCTATGTCCCCATTCAGCTCTGAAAGCTTTGGAGGGTATTCTTATAGCAAGGGTGCGAACGGAAGCGAAAACGGGGCATCTGGGAGCTCTTGGCAGGGGGTTTTCCGGTGCAGGCTGAACCACTGGAGGAAAATATGAGTCTATTGTCAGAAGCAATGGAGAATTGCACAATCATAGATAAGCGCACTGTTGACGATGGGTATGGCGGTTATGACATTACTTGGGTTGACGGTGCTTCTTTTAAAGCGGCAATCGTGCTCGATTCCTCGATTCAAGCAAGAATGGCTGAAAAGGCAGGGGTTACTGGACTTTATACCGTGACTGTCCCAAAGGCTATAAACTTGCAGTTTCACGATGTGTTCAGGCGTGAGAGCGATAAGAAAATATTCAGGGTTACCAGTGATGGCGATGATAAGCATACCCCGAAATCGGCTACCCTTGATATGAGGCAGGTGAATGCGGAGGAGTGGACATTGAATGGATAAATTGCAGGCATTCCAGAAGTTCTGGAAGGGATTCGATATCCCAGCATATGACAGCAACTCCGTCCCTGATGATGCGGAGTTGCCGTACATCACATATTCGATGATATATGATTCCTTCGGAGTGACATTATCTTCTACAGTCTCACTGTGGTACAGAGGTACATCTTGGAGCGCAGTTACTCAGAAGGCGTTTCAGGTTTCTGATAAGATAACCAGGGGGGGATTCCTCGTAAGTTATGATGAGGGCGTATTCTGGATTCGCAGGGGTACGCCTTGGGCACAGAGGATGTCAGACCCTAAGGATGATAGCATACGAAGAATTCTACTCAGCATAGAAATTGAGTTTTTTGATTAAGGAGGAAATAAAGAAATGAAATATACGAAGATTCCTGTAGACCTGTTCAAGGATATCCAGTATAATGCAGGCATTCTTGTTGACAGCTTCACTCCCGCTACTGGCGAGATAGGCAATATCATAGGTGCTACTTCAGGCGGACTGACATTCAATGCTACTCCGTCATTCGAGGATCTGGGTGCGGATATCGACAACTGCCCTAAGAAGACTATGGAACTGAATAAGCAGACTGATGTAGCCGTTACAATAAGCGGTAACTTCGTAACAGTCACAGTCGCTTCAGCTAAGAGGTCTATAGGTGCGGCTGACATAGCAGTCAGCGATAGTACAAAGATTGTTCCCAGAAGGGATTTGAAGCTTTCAGATTATGCGGAACTGTGGTGGATAGGTGATTATTCCGATAAGAACGGGGTGCGCAATGGCGGTTATGTGGCAATCCGTATGATGAATACTCTTTCAACTAGCGGTTTCCAATCGAAATCGAATGATAATGGGAAGACTAATTTTGCGTTCACATACACTGCTCATTATAGCATTAACAGTCCTGATACTGTTCCATATGAGATTTATATCAAGCGTGGCACTGCTGAGAGCGGTGATTATGAAATGACTCTGGATTCAGTTGCGGGCACTACTGCTGGATATACCGCCATCACTGCTGGCGCAAGCGCAGGAGCAGGCCAGACTTATGTATACCAGACTGGAACAAGCCTGATATTCCCTAGCGATGGAGCAGTGCTTAATGGCAGTGCTTGGACTTCTTGGGATGGTGACGATGAGATTGAGGCAAGCACTGGACTTGATATAATCGTAGCGATCATAGATGCTGAAAGCAAGGCTGTGCACGCAGGAATCACTACTGTTGTAGCAAAGGAGAGCTGAGAGTATGAGAAAATTGTCAGATATTCAGAATGAAGAAGCGTTGGACGTACTTGCGGATTTGCTTGACCCGATTGCGGAACTGAGCAGGGATAAGAAAATCACTGAGCCGAATGTGGATGAGAACGGGAAGACGATTCCTAAGACTAAGCTGGAAATGGCTCAGGTAGCCATCAAGAGGCATAAGCGGGCAGTCCTGAGGATTCTTGCCATACTTGATGGCGTACCATTAAAGGAATATTCCGTAAACCTCATACAGTTACCACTGAAGGTTTATGAGCTTCTTAATGATGAGGATATGATGGCTTTTTTTCAGTCGCAGGGCTTGAATCTTTCGGACGCATTTTCTGGCTCTGCTACGGAGACTATCAGGGCAGAAGGGACAAAATGAGACCATTTATGCGGTATGTCATAGCGAGGTATGTCGAATACCAGCGGGAAATGGCATACCGCTATTTTGTTACTGATGCACTCTATGAGGATTCAGACCGTATGAGGATCGTACCCAGTATGAGGTATTATGAGAGGATAAATCCTCGGGAAATTGATAAGCGTTCGGGCGATGAGATTGCAGAAGATGTTATCAGAAATGCTGGATTGGTTAAAAGGTGATGATATATGAATTTATTTGAACTTGTGGCAGTATTGTCACTTAATAAGAAGGGGTATGATGAAGGCTTGAATACCGCCGAAAAGGAGGCTACGAGCTTCGGTGACAAGCTGAAGTCGGGTCTTGGCACTGCGGCAAAGGTAGGCGGTGCATCCCTTGCCGTGATAGGTGCGGGTGCCACAGCCTTGACAAAGAGCCTTCTCAGTACGAGTGCGGCTACGGCTGAACTCGGAGACCACATAGATAAGCAGTCGCAGAAGATAGGAGTGTCGGCAAAGGCATATCAGGAATGGGATTTCATACTGACGCATAACGGTGCGAGCGTGGACTCATTGCAGGCTTCAATGAAGACATTGTCAACTCAGGCAGAAAAGAATGCTGAGGAATTCCAAGCACTTGGGATTTCGCAAGAAGAATTAGCGTCTTCAAGCCCTGAGGAACTGTTCGAGAAAGTCATAAAAGGCTTGCAGGGGATGGAAGCCAGCACGGAACGTACTGCAATAGCATCAAAACTGTTAGGGCGTGGAGCGACCGAGCTTGCGCCAGTGCTGAATTCCACTAGCGAGGAAATAGAGGAAATGCGCCAGCAGGCTCACGACCTGGGCAAGGTGCTTTCAGACGATGCAGTCAAGGCAGGGGCGAATTATGAAGACAGCTTATATAATCTTCAGACTTCGATATCAGGCATAAAGAACCAGATGGCATCCAATCTGTTGCCTGCAATAGTTGATGTGATGGATGGGCTGACTGGAATCTTCTCGGGTGATGATAGCGCAATGGAGAAACTGTCCGCTGGCATAGAATCCCTTGCGGGCAGGATAACCGAAGCCATACCTAAAATCGCTGAAGTCGCCACTAGGCTTTTCACTACGTTCTCGAAGTCGATTGTACAGAGTATGCCGCAGATAACGAAAGCAGTAGTGCAGATAGTGAAAACGCTGGTATCCACTATTTCTGAAAACCTGCCTATGATATTCGACGCAGGAATTGAAGTGGTTATGGCTCTGATAGATGGCGTGATAGATGCGCTACCGCAGATAATAGACGGCTTGATATATCTCGTTATGAAGATAATCGACAAACTGCCCATAATAATAAATAAGCTGGTAGAAGCACTTCCCAGAATCATTGAGATGGTCATAAAAGGACTTATGGACAATCTGCCTATGATTATAGAGGGTGCTATAACGCTCGTGCTAGGAATAGTAGATAACCTTCCACAGATAATACTCGGACTGATAGATGCGCTTCCTAGGGTTATAGAAATGGTTATAACTGGACTGCTTGACAACCTTCCATTGCTGATAAGGGGAGCGATACAGTTGGTTGTGAGCATTGTGAGCCATCTTCCAGAGATAATAGCAGGCTTGATTGCGGCTATACCCAGCATTATTTCAAGCATAGTCAGCGCATTCGGACCGTTAGGCGAAGCACTTGGCGGTGTATTCGGCGGAGTGCTTGAAGTATGTGGTGGAATTCTTGGAGAATTAGGAACGATAGCAGAAGGAGTATTTACTTGGATAGGCACTCTGATGGACGACCCAGCGCAAGCTATCAAGGATGCTTTTGATGGGATACTAGGATACGCACAGAAAACCTTTGAGTCCGTGAAGACTATAATAACTGGGATATTCGAGGGCATATCCGAAGCCAAGGAAGCAAAGGAACGTGATGAGTATGCTAAAGGGAAACGTAACGAGATGCTTGAATTTGGAAACGAGAAAGGACTCAGGCTCAGGGAAGAAAACGGAGTATCGGGTTGGGAAGTAGCAGATGAGGCGAAATACCTTGCATACTATGGCGGCAGGGATGCGTTAGGCTTGCTTGAAAAGAGCGATAACACACTGCACGTTGACGGAGAAGTAACAATCAACGGAGTCAACAGCGAGGGCGAGTTCATCGAGACGGCGCAGTATGTGTACAACCACCTAGGCGGCGAACTGCGTAAGGAAGTCAGGAGGTAGGCATATGGACTATGTAAAGAAAGGCTCATCCACCCTCGGGGTAACGCTAGGGTGCAAGAGGAAATATGCTTCAAGGAAAGTCAATCCCATTGCGTTGGACGGCACACCATATACGCAGACTACTGGCAATGCCACGCATTACAGAACAGTGCATATATACTGCGAGACGTATGAAAAAAGGGATGCTATGGATAATGCCTCAAATGGCGGTGCACTGCTTGATGTGGAATTTGGCGGAGTTACTTACAGAGGCACTGTCGAGAAGGATGTCACTTGGAGAGAATGGCGAGACGGTCACGGAGTAGGCTCATTCACATTGATAGTGAGAGAGGTGATTGAATGAGGCCAGTTAACCAGACAATAGAAGAACGGCTTAATAAAAAGGTGCAGACCCTTGATGAGAATGCCAATCCAGCGACCT